TCACACTGATAGTCCTGATAGCCGAACTTGATGATCCCCATGATCATCCCTCGGAGGTTCAGTAAGGTCTTATGCGCTAACGGCTTCCCATTCGCGCCTGACGCGTCGTTTATGACGGTCTGCCAATCACGCTGAGTCATTTTACAGATTTTCTTCGAACCGCAAACAGGGGCTACGTAGAGCCGAATATAGCATTCATTCTGAACGTAGGCTTCGCAGCCTTTGCCTCGACGAGCTTGGATGTCGTCGAGATATTCTCGGGCGACTTGGTTCACCGTCTTCTCTCCAGAGCCTTCGCCATAAAGCCATTCGTGATAGAGCCTCGTGCATTCCTTCCGTCCCTTTGCTCCGGGAGTCTTACACGAGAACGAATGTGTCTTACCATCTTGCATCACCCGGATCCGCCATCTCTGGCCGTCCCATTTAGGCTCGTTCATTCCTGATCACCTCCCCGAATTGATATCAGATACTTGATATATCGCTCGACATCGGTCTTTTCTGATGGAGTTAATCGGTCGAAGAGGACCGTGACTTCGCTGGCGGTAGTATTCTCCTGTTTATCCTCATATCCCATAAGCCAGACATAATCGACGTGGAGAGCGTCGGCAATCTTGATGAACGTCTTAAGCCTCGGCTCGATCTCGCCCGATAGAATCCGCGAGATTCCTGACTCACTGATCCCTGCTTTCTTGGCAAGATCCCGAGCGGATAAGCCCCATTCGTTCATCTTCGTTCTGATTCTTTCTATCCTTAAATCCTTAATATCCATAGACTGTCTCCTTATCTTGTTACGATTATATTACAATACTCAATTTTATGCAAAAATGCTTGAATTTTACTCAAACTTGAGTAAAATCAAATTATCACACACGAAAGGAGGATACAAATGGACGATCTAAAGTTCTTGATTAAGGCGAGGTATGGTAGTGTTGCGAAGTGTTCCGAAGCAACAGGAATATCGACAGATACTATCAACCGCAGACTCAAGGATCACGATTGGAGAATGTCGGAGGCTGACACTCTGATCAAGGCTCTGAATATACCGAAGTCCTCGATATATCTTTATTTTTTTGAGCCGATGCTTGAGAAAACTCAAGAAATGAGGCAGGGATGATCGCCCCGACATATCCGGCACTCGGCAGATATTTCCGAAGTCAGAAGGAATTAGCGGAAGCAGCGTGCATGAGTGAGCGGAAGATACGGGACATCATCAAAGGCAGAGCGGAGTTCACCAAGGCGGAACGTATGGCGATAGCCAGAGCGATCAAGCTGAAAGAGCTACGCATCGAGATCAAGGACGATCTCGACGAAAGATTCAAGATTTAGGAGACATCTATGAAGACATTACTATTATTAACGGTCATCGGCACGATGATGATCACAGTCGGACTTCTCGGTCTTTACGTCAACACGACTTACAGAATCAGACAGATCGAGAAGGAACTCAAGAATCACAAGAAGGATATCAAGCAGAACAGAACAGATATAGCAATCTGTAAAGAGAGAGCAGCGCAGGAGTCGGACCACATCGTCATCAAGCACGAATGGAACGAGGCTTCTGGCATTCGCTATCCGAGTCAGGAGGTGTGATATGGCTTCTTTATACAAATTAAGTGGCGATTATGCCAAGTTCTCGGAACTCATGGAGATGGAAGAACTTGAGCCGGAGATGCAGGAAGCTCTTGAAGAGGCTCTTGACAATCTCGGCGAAGACATTGAATTCAAGCTCGAGAACTACGCCAAGATCATCAAGAACTTCGAGTCCGATATCGCAGGTCTCAAGGCCGAGGAAGAAAGACTCAATAAGAAGCACAAGACTCTCGAGAACTCTATCAAGAACATGAAGCAGCGCATGACAGAAGCCATGATTCAGACGGGCAAGATTGATATCAAGGGCGAGCTGTTCAAGTTCAAGGTTCAGGCAAATCCGCCCTCGGTCATCATGGATGTGAATCACATCGAAGACGTGCCGGAGAAGTACCTCATCGCACAAGATCCGAAGATCGACAAGAAGAAGCTCGCCGAGGATCTCAAGGCTGGTGTGGAGCTTGAAGGCGTGGCGCATCTACAAGCTTCGGCCACGGTCAGGATCAGATAAGGAGGTTAACTATGGCGAATGACTATCTCGACATGATGAACGGAATCCTTAAACCTCTTCGCGAAGAGATCGAGAAGGAAGATTCACAGAAGGTCCAGATGATCGGTTCGCAGTTCCTTGAGCTCCACACATCGACGATCGGGAATCCCATTCTCATGAATGTCGACCAGATCGCAGTCGTTGGAGAGACGGACGGAGGGACGATGATCACTCTCTCAACTGTCGAGGATGATACACCCGTGACGATCTACGTTCGAGAGTCTTACGAACAAATCAAATCCACTCTCAAATTTTTATTCAGGAGGTAATATATGCCATTAACGATTAGAAAAGGACCGCAGGCACGCTCAATCCGTTGTGTCATCTACGGTCCAGAAGGCATCGGCAAGTCGACACTTGCTTCACAGTTCCCGGACGCGGTCTTCATCGACTTCGAACAGGGAACCGACACGATGGATGTCGCCCGATTCGAGAATCCGACACACTTCGACGGGCTCATCCTTCTTCTTAAGAATATATCACAAGAAGACATCTGTAAGACGGTCGTCCTTGATACGGCTGACAAGCTGGAGAACCTCATCACGGACCACATCTGCGAAGTCAACGACTGGAAGAACATCGAAGATCCCGGCTATGGAAAGGGATACACATATCTCGCCCAGAAGTGGCTTGAAGTCCTCAAGGCTTGCGACGAGGTCGTCGATTCGGGCAAGAACATCGTCATCGTTGCCCACGCTGCGATGCGTAAGTTCGAACAGCCGGACGAGATGGGTGCCTATGACAGATGGGAGCTGAAGCTCTCCAAGAAGACCGCACCTCTCATCAAGGAGTGGGCGGACATCGTCCTCTTCATGAACTACAAGAACAGCATCGTCGAAGATCCCAAGACCAAGTCAAAGAAGGCGGTCGGAGGCAAGCGCGTAATGTATGCGACGCACAGTCCCACCTACGATGCCAAGAACAGATTCGGTCTGCCCGATTCGATGGATGCAGACTTCTCCGAGATCGCTCATATCTTCTCGAACGTCCCTGTCAAGAAGACCAAGAAGACAGAGATCCACGAAGCGGTTGACGGTCTCGAAGGCTTTGAACCGTGGCTTATTCATTTCCTGTCCGTGCAGGATCCAACACTCACGGCTAACACTATCGACGAGCTTGAACCGACAGCGGTCGCGTTCGTTCACAAGAATATCACAAAGTTAATCAATAGATTCAAGAAGGAGGAATCAGAAAATGAGTGATTCAACGTATGATTGGAACAGTAAGGTCCCGGCCAAGGCAGAAGAGAGGGAGTTCTCACTTCCTCCGATAGGGGAGTATAACTTCATGGTCGTAAGTGCCGAGAAGACATTCTCTTCAAATGGCAATCCGATGATTAAGGTCAGACTTGACCTTCAGGGCGCGGACGGCTCCGTCTTTGACAACCTCGTCATCTCCGACAAAATGATGTGGAAGTTGGTCTCGTTCTTTGAGTCCATCGGTCTCAAGCAAAAGGGCGAAGAACTCTCACTCTCCATCGGTGATGCTGCGGATAAGGCTGTCGGTCTTGAGGGATTCTGCCGGATAAAGCATGAAACGTATAACGGCGAGAAGCGTGCCAAGGTCGACAAGTACCTCTTGCCGAACAACAAGAAGCCTGTCACGCCTCCGGCTTTTGACGAGAACGCGGATATGCCGTTCTCCATTGACTGATGGATAGCAGACAGAACATCCTCGACGCGCTTGACGCTCTCGATCCCAGTCGTCTGACGTATGACGAATGGAAGAGTGTGGGAATGGCCCTCAAAGCCGAGGGCTTTCCCTGCTCCGTCTGGGACTCTTGGTCGACAAGAGATCCCGATCGCTACCATTCGAACGAATGTGATAAGAAGTGGAACTCTTTTAATGGATCCGGAGTAAACGGGGGAACCATCGTCTATCTTGCTAAGCAGTACGGAAGCTACACAGCAAAGAAGTGGAGCTTTGACGATTATCTTCCGGCAGAAGCGGAAGGATATGAGCAGATCATAGCTGACAGTTCACCCGATAAGGATAAGCCCTATCAGATGGCTGTCACCTATCTCGAAGCACTGTTCAGGCCAGATGAGATAGTCGGATATGTTCACTCGGCAGAGCTGAACGAAGATCGTCAGAAGTGGATTCCTGCGAATCGCGGAATATGGCGGAAGTGTGAAGACATCGTCAAGGATCTGAAGAAGTACAGGAAACTCGATCCTGCCTTTGGCTCCATTAACGAAGAAGCTGGAGCCTGGATAAGAATCAATCCGCTCGACGGTAAGGGTGCAGCCGATAAGAATGTCACAGCCTATCGCTATGCGCTCGTTGAGGCTGACTCCATGCCGATCGAGGACCAGAAGAAGCTTCTCATCAACATGAGGCTCCCGATCAAGGCTCTTGTCGAGTCCGGCGGAAAGTCGGTCCATGCCATCGTGAAGATCGACGCAGAGAACGAGCCGGAGTACAAGCAGAGAGTTTCGTTCCTGTTCAACAAGCTGGCAGACAAGAACTTTATCGTCGACACGGCAAACAAGAACCCGTCGAGGCTGTCGCGTCTTCCCGGAGCTATGAGAGCAGGGAACCTTCAGCGACTTCTGGGAATAGATCTCGGCTGTTCGTCTTGGAAGGACTGGATCGACTTCGTCAATGGAGTAGATGACGACCTGCCGGAGATAGACGACCTCTGGGATATGTTTCAAGACAATGAGGAGATGCCGGACGAAGTGATCGCTTCGGTCCTTTACGAAGGCGGAAAGCTGATGATCACAGGCGACTCCAAAAGCGGAAAGACTTGTTTATCACAGAATCTCGCAGTCTGCATCGCTTCCGGCTCTCCTTGGCTTGGCAAGTATCAATGCAAGAAGGGGAAGGTCTTATATATCAACCTTGAGATCAGGAAGCAGATGCTCAAGAACAGATTCAAGGCTATCTTCAAGGCTCTCGATATCAAGCAGACGAAGGAGAATGTCTCGAATATCAAACCGTGGAACCTTCGCGGTAAAGCTCTTCCTCTCGATCAGCTTGCTTCCAAGGTAATCAGACGAGCTCGGCAGGACGGACCGTTCGCGGCTATCATCTTAGATCCTGTTTACAAGGTTCAACAGGGCGACGAGAACAGCGCGGAAGCTATCTCAAAATTCTGTAATGCCCTGGATAAGATTGCCGAGGAGACAGGTGCAGCCATCATCTACGATCATCATCATCCGAAGGGCGATGCAGGTCAGAAGAAAGCTATCGACCGTGGAGCCGGCTCGGGTGTCTTCGCAAGAGACGCGGACGCTTTGGTTGACATCTCGAATCTTGAGCCTGGGAACGATGCTTCTGATCTTGTCAAAGACTTGATCAAGACGGGAGAGAAGCCGATGGAAATGTCGTTCATTCTCCGAGACTTTCCCGATCAGGAATCACAGAAGATCTGGTTTAAGTACCCAGTTCATTATGTCGACAGCTCAAATTTGTTAGATGGGTGTTTCATTGAAGGTTCGAGGGAAGCCAACCTCAGCAAGAACCAGAACAGGAAGAGCGAAGACGAGAAAAGACGCATCGTCGAGTATGCCTTTGGAGTATGTCAGGAACAGGGCTTCGCGAAACTCTCGGAGATGGCAGACTACTCGCCCGTGAAGATAGATGCGCTCCGTAAATATGTCAATGAGCACGACGGTTTTCAGCTTAATCACGGCATCGTCTCGAAAAACGACATCGAAGAAAATGCCGATAACAAGAATATGTAAAAGAAATTTAACCGAAAACCGACATCGACTATATATAGTAAACGTCCGTTTTCTATAAACGTCCTTGAGGAAGATGCCGACCTAACGGCTCGGCATATTCCCTCTATCGGACGTAAAGGCGATGAAGGTTTTAGAAAGGACAACAAAATGTTTGACAATGCAAATTATCACGATGACATGATGTCAGCAGTCGGAAAGAAGCTTTATGACTCGGAAGGTCAGCAGATCATCGGAGCGTGTCTCGATTCTATCGCGCACTCCCTTGCATCTATCGCTGACACTCTGGATGAGATCAACGAAAAGCTCGAGTATGACGAATGATCACCGCTACACAGTACACACGAACCCACGAAGCTCACAAGAAGATGCTTCAAGACGAAGCGGTCCGCATCGCTCGATCGTCCGACACTCGATCCTGGCTAATGAAGAACATCGACAAGGCTCCAGAACATGAAGTCGTAAGGAGGGCGGTCGAGTGCATAGCGGATCTGACGGGAGACGAGTGTCTCAGAAAGAAGGTAAAACAATGAACCGATCACCAACACCAACAAAAGCCAGTCTCGTCGCCTGCGAAGCTTGGAGACAGACCGTACTCAAGGCGATGAGAGAGCAGAACCGCTCGATGGCGTGGCTGGCAAGAGCCTCGGGAGTGGAGAGGAAGACGATCTACGACTGGCTCGGAGGCAAGAGAGTGCCGAAGCTCGACTCCGCTGCAAGAGCCTTTTCCGCTCTCGGATTCGATGAATTGAGACTATCACTAACAGACTATGAGGAGGAATCAGATGGAGAGAATCATTAACACAGGCGATCCGTTCTGCGGTAGGCTTGAATGCTTCGCTAACAGAGGGACAGGGCACTGTCGGTGCTTGATCGATACACACTTCGAGAATCGCGGAGGCAAGGCCGAAGGCGAGAAGTGTCCGTTCTTTAAGACAGTGAGGGAGGCGAAGAATGACTTTGTATCTTGACTTGGAGCAAAACCCAAAAAGCACGAGCCAGATGAAAGGCGAGACCATCAGAGGCGGAAGGATCCATCACTACACCAAGAAGAAGGTCGCTACACAGATGGCTATCTACGAGAACGCTATCCTTGAAGCTCTTGACGGCCGTAAGCCTCCGATGTTCGAGGATGCGGTATACCTCGACATCACGTTCTACTATCAGATCAAGGCTAAAAACAGGTGGGGACAGTGGAAGACGAGCAAGCCGGACCTGGATAATTCAGTTAAGTCACTTCAAGACGTGATGACAAGAATGGGATTCTGGAAGGATGATTCGCAGATCGCTCTGCTCAAGCTGAAGAAGAGGCTGTCCGAGCATCCTGGCATCTTGATCGAGACGGGGAGGTTGATTCAGCCATGACACTATATGACTTCAAGCAAGAGCTCTATCTCATCCGGGATAACAGGCGAGTGATGAGAAGTCTGCGGACTTCTCTCGCATCGCTCGAGGACGATGTCCTGACTTCGGTCTTCTCTGGAGCGGTCGACTACTCGAAGGACAAGATCCAGAGCTCGCCCGATCCCGATTCCGCGATCATCAACGCGATCCTGCTAACCGATAAAGAGAAGACGAGGCTCAAGGCTCAGCTTGCAGAGCTCCAAGAAGAGAACGCCGAGATGGAGAAGCTCATCTACTCACAGCGAGGCATAGGGGCCGAGATAGTAAGACTCTATTTCATCGAAGGTGAGACGATGATCGCTATCGCCAAGAGGCTGAACTACCATCGCGACACTTGCTATGGGAAGTGGAACGAGACTATCGCACAGATGTGGAAAGAACACGAGGAGGCTAATGATGTCGATGGATAAGCTGATTACGATCGCGGTGACGGTCGCCATAGGGATCAATCTGTTCAAGGCTCCGGTGCCGTTCGAGGCAACCACGATCGAGGAGAGGGCAGAGATGGCAGGGATGACTGTCGAGGACTTTGTGTTCATCTCATCTGTGGTCGAGGCTGAATCGGATCGCTCCGAATCTCTTGACGGCAGGATTCTGATCGCCTTGACGATCATCAACCGAGTGGAAGATCCACGATTCCCGGACACGATCTCGGAGGTCCTTAATCAGAGGGGACAGTTCTCGACAGTAAGGAACGGACATTCCGTGACAGAGCGGACAGACTATTCCGATGAGGCTGTCATCAGAGCGGTTGAATGGAACGAAGCAGGGGACGACCCGAATGTGCTCTTTTTCAACTGCGTTGGCTATGGAATAGGCGAACCGTACGGACTAATCGACGGGAATTACTTCGCAACTATGGAGGCAGAAGAATGAGATATAAATGCGTATATTGTGGTTGCATCTTTGATGAAGAAGATGCAGGGAGAAGGACAGAGCATGAGGAATTCTGGGGTACTCCCTGCTCGATCACATACAACACCTGTCCCGAGTGCGGCGAGGACATTTCAGATGAGGACGAGTACGAAGAAGAGGAGGAGGAAGAAGAATGAGCGTCGAGAACAACAAAGTCTGTTGTAATTGCAGACATAACATAAGGACAGGTGAAATAGGTAATATTCAATGTCATTGTGACATTGACGGCTCGTACATCGGCTATGTTCAATGTATGGAGTATTGGTGTAGGCATTGGAGCAAGGAGGCAAACAATGACTGACTCGATCTATCTTCTGACCTATCGCACCGCTCAAGGCGGATGCAAGCACATGGCGATTTACACGGACGACAGGCACGAGGCGATGCATCAGTTCATCGCCAATCGTGAGCCGACTGATCGTCTGATCGAAGAACATCAGTTTACTCGTCAGCAATATAAGGATTGGCTTAATTCTCTCTGATCAGACAAGTTCCGACACAATCCGACAAACATCTGTGATATCGTATATCTGTAAATCTATGA